ATGCGACAGGGCCAGTAGCAAAGCGGCCGATAGCCGCGCTAGTCTCCGGTGCAACACGACGGACCCCTGCCGCGATTGGCCTAGCGGCAAATGGCGCAAGCGTAAGTCCAGCAATTGCGTAATCACTACCTGTTCCGCGACCTACTAAAACGTCACCGATACTTTGTTCCAACGCCTGAAGGCCGAGCAGGCTTTCGATGTTTGATACTACATCTTCGCCGTACTGGACAGCTCCCCGTTCATCGAAACCCGGAAGCAGCCCTGCTACATTCGCAACGCCAGAAGAGATTGCGTCATAAACCCCACCCGTAATTGTAGTCGGGGTAACTGCGGTTAGTTCTGGTTGCCGATTAGCGGTAACAACACTCTCGCCTTCTGCTGGCGTTCGTGCGACAACAGGCGCGGCAAGCAGTGGACCTTTGTAGTTCTGTGCAATCCAAGCGTCAGCCGCTGCTTTAAGTTCATCGTTGCTGTTAAGCGACGTTACACCGGGAAGCGTGATCGTCTCCCCAGTGGCCGGAATTTTCAGGAATACTGGTTCGCCTTTCGGCTTCTCCTCGGCCATGAAGGCTCCTTATCTTTGGTTTTTAAGCCGGTCCGCGATCAACTGGGCCGCGTCGCCTTGTATAGTTATTCCAGAAGATTTAGCCCCTTTCAGGCCGGTCTTAATCTGCCGTGTCGGGTTCTTCGGGTCAACCGCCACGATACCGTCGTCGGTAGTGATGAACCGGTACGACGTGGCGCTGCCGCCATCACCACTGCTACGGCCGTCGCCACGAGCAAAGCGCGCCTTATCCAGCGCAAGACTGCTGGCTTGATAGGCGGTCATCTGCTTCGGGATCGACACAACAAGTTCGTTTGTATCTTCGTTGCGAATTTCAACCGCGTTGCCAACGTCAATCTCGCGTGTCTTGGACGGCATCTTCTGGTCGGTAACGACAGATGAACCGTCGCCAAATGTCAGTCGCACATTGCCGGTTGCCGGATCGCGGTCACGGTTGAACACTTGTTTCGGACGGAACGCTTCTGTTTGCACCAGTTTAAATGCTTCGGCGGGGTCCGCGTTCTCAAGAACGCCACGCTGGCCTTCTGGCAAAGACGATGCGTATTGCTTAATAAATGCGCGCTGCTGCGCTTCCCGCTGCTGGGACTGTTGCAACTGGGCAATCTGGTACTGTGCGTTCAGCTTATCCATCTGCTGCTTGCGCACGTTCTGAAGAACAGCGGCTGGATCAGAAGCGCCACGGCTACCCGCAGCCTGAAGCACTTGGCCAAGCGCGCTGATCTTTTCGCCAGTTGATAGCTGGCCAATGCCACCGCTCATGAGAGCCTGCATGTCTTGAATGTACTTTGCTGTCGGCGAAAGCTGCGGCGCTGCGGGTGCGGCTGGTGCGGCTGGTGCAGCTTGAGGCATGACACCCGCCTGAACAATAGAAGGCATAGCGCCAACCGAACGCACTACGCCACCCGGAGGAGTGCGGTTTGGAATTAGCGACTGCATCAGGATTTCTGTCGGGGTCGCCATCTACTTAGCCCTTCTTAGCAAATAGGTCGAGGATAGTACCAATCGCGGACGCAGCCGATCCAACTTGGCCGAGTGTTGACTGGCCGGGTGCAGTTGTCGTTTGCGTGACTGGGGACGGAAGACCCTGCGAACCCATGAGCAAAGTCTGAAGCTGCTGCTGCGGAAAGCCGCGCTGTTCGAGGAAGTCTTTGTACGCCAGATCGAGGTTCTGCTGAGCCATGCCGCGCTGTGCTTGGCCTGCGCCTTGAAGCATTGCAGCGTATGCCTGTTGATTGCCAAGCGCCTGTTGGCCGTAGCCCGCAAGAGCCTGTGCACCCGCAAGCTGCTGGCCCGGCAGACCCTGTGCAAACCCAGCGGCTTGCGTGTATCCCTGATTATACAGGTTCGCCAGCGTCTGCTGAGTATTCAAATCCTGCTCGGCTGCAAGTTGCGCCTCATATACACCACGACGTTCGTTGCCGAATGCCCGCGAAGAAGCAAGCTGAGCCTTGGTAGCAGCGTCACGCTCGGCGCGGCTCTGTGCGAGACGGGCCATCGTGGCGTCGATGACGTTGGTCTGGAACGGCGACATGAAGCCGGAGACATCTTGCTGGAACTGCTGCGGCGTGTAGCCTGCTGCACGCTGGGCAACGGCGGTAGCTTGGTTAAGTTGCGGCATCCCAACTTGCTGGGTCGCAGCCCCGATTGCCGTCTGGAACGCCTGCTCTTCAGCGGGGCGGAAGCCTGCGATGCGTGGCCCCTGATACGCCTGATACGGGATAGCCGCGACCTGCTGTGCGGCCCCATAGTTACGCGCCAGAATATCCTGAATAAAAGGATTGAGTTGCTGTGCAGTGGTTGTTGTAGTCGCCATTATATTCCCCGTGCGGACCGGCCGCTTAATCCTTCGTTATTAACACAAAACAAATTAGATTGACAGCCCATTACGCGTGCCGTGCGCGTACTTGTTCAGAGTGACTTACATAAACTTCAACAGGATGCCCGTCCTCGTCAACCATAATCAACCTAGCCGGAGGATAAATCCCAACATCCAAACCTTGTTCGTACTTTCCGTTAACCGCCAACTCAAGAAGACGATTACGTTGCGCCTCATATGCGGGATCATATTGAGCAGGAGGTGGGGGAAGTTTTAAGATCATCGACGCCCACCCGGAATAGCGTTAAGTCGCATGGCCCCTACCCGCCAATCGCTCGGCGTAGTTGTCGTTACGCGCATCTTGATCTGGCGTCCGTTAAACCGGACTGATGTTGGCTGTGTCAAACTATACGGGCCATAAGTTGATTCCTCGCTGGTCGGGTAGTACCGCGTTGTAAACGTGGCGGAAACGCTACCCTGATTGCGTTCGTCAGGTATCATCTCGTTGATATATAGTATCTGGTCGCCTTGGCCAATCTGGAACGGACCAGTCTCGGCGTAGGGTAGCGCCCCGCTATAGTTTAAACCAACTTCATGGTCGTAGATGTAATTATCCGTTCCAACCATAATCGGGTTACGGAACACGCTGCGGTCAGCACCAGCCGTCCGGGCCAGCGTTCCGATTGACCAATGATTTTCAAGGTAATCCCACGAAACGTAGCTGTCATTCTCGTTAGACGTAGCCGACGGATAGAACCACCAGACTTCGTTATACTGCGAGTTGTTAACCGCATATACCTTGGAGATTTGGTTGACATTGATGTTGTTGAAAACGTAATCGTAAACTTCACACGGCAATGGCTTCACATAGCCATCATAGACGTGAAAACCCTTCTGGCCCATCCAGACAGCCATGTTATCGAGAACGGCGACGCAGTTTGCGGACACAGCCCCGCAAGCACGACCCGCAATTTCAGCCTGATACACAAATGGCTGGCCGACGTAGGTGAGCGTGTGCGCGTCGATGTCTGTCAGGATAAGGTTCTGGCCACGGACACGTTTCGCTGTGATGATCCGCCCAGAAGTTTGCAGGATGATGCTACCGGCCAGATTAGTAGACGCCGCTGTCCAGACGGTATTGTCTTCAAGATCAGACCACGCAACCTTGCGACCATCACCCGACGCGCCAAGCGCAAACAGGGAGCGTTCGGCGGTGACGAGAAGACCAATGCAGCTTGTCGGCGCGTTTGTGATGACAGCGGCTTTTGTTGGCGTGGTATGGTCAAGTTGCCACTCGTACAGTTTGCCGTCAGATGTCGAGCAGCCTACGAGATATTCACCCCAAGTGTCGAGGCTCCATGTTGTTGCTGCGGTTACGGAACCACTGTCCGGGCGGGGTGTGCCGTAATAGCCACTGCCATAAGTGCCGATCCCGAAACCCGCACCCGAAGAGGCATCGTCCGACCCCGCAGTAAAACCAGTAGGGGTGATGTCTACCAGACCATTTGATTGGGTTACGGCGTATAGCTTTGAGGATGTCCCCACAGCCATCAAGCGGAACTCGGTGTTTGTTTTCCATGTAAGAAGAGAGCGGGCTTTGCCGGTTAGGGCGGAGACAGGGCGGACTTCCCAGCCCCCGACAGGCTCCATTGCACCCTCTGTCCAGCGCACAAGGTTAGTGTCATACCAGCGTCCTGCTGACTGAAGTTCAGTTCCGCTGCGGTAAACGCCCGGTGGGATGCTGATAGGAATTAGCGCCATGTTGTTTTCCGTGTCTAGCCTTTAGTCCTTATATCACTTCTTGCGGATTTTTACAGCTTCTTCCCATGCTTCTATTGTTCGGCGGTGACGTAAAGCGCAGTCCCCATATTTAGCTAATATATCGACTTCCCATATAGCGCGCTCAGGATCAATAAGCGTAGCGGGTGGCGAGGGAAGCGGCGGACAGTTACTCGCTAGGTTCGCTGGCGGCTGCGGCATTGGCACGACTGACACCGCCTTCGAGCAGCCGGACAATGCGAACATCAGGAACACAGTCAGCAGAAACATTAGGCAAAGTCTTGTATATCTCGCGGATTGTTTGCTTTTCTCTGGCGACCACGACATCGGCTTTATCTCGTTCGGATTGGTAGAGCGTTGAAACCTCATCTATCTGTCCTTGCATTTGCTGGCGCTGCTTCTCGGCTTTTTCCAGAACCGCAGAATACGCGGCATCGCACTGCCAGTCTTTGACCTTCCACCCGGCGGTAAGGCCAACAGCAAGAGCGCCTGCCGCCACATAACCCATGAATGGATCAATCCGCACCATTTATTTTGCCCCATTCTCTCACCGCAAATATAGTAGCACAAGCCGCAATCGTAGCTGCCAAGTCCGTAAGGGAAATCGACTGGCTGTTTACAATGGGCAAGGCTACCGCATTTACAATAACACCGCAAGCAATACCGACACATGTGACCGGACGCCACCAAACCCGGACACGCTCAAGCAGCGCGGTCTCAAGTTCTTTAATCGTCATTTTGGGTCTGGGTATTTAGCGTGCGGAAGTTCCCAATGTGGGCCGTCCTTAAAGGACTTCCAGTCCCCGCCCCAAGTGATCGACACATTTTCAAGATGCGCTGCCTTCTTCATGGCCTCTTCAATCTTATCGAACAGCGGCCAGTCCCAACGAATGCTGCCCGCTACATACGGCGCGATGTCAACCGCGAAGCCGTGAATGTGGCGCGAACGCATCGTCTTGGTCGCGCCTTTGGCGAATAGTTCTTTCTGCCGTGCGGGGGTCCGCAGCCCCTCGATGACAGTGAAGTCGATATTGGAAATGCTAATGGCGCGTTTAACGACGCGCACCAAATCGGGATGTACACCCCGGAGGTTTAATAGGGAACGTGGGCCTAGCTTAAACGCCATTACCGATCTGCCTTGTTGTCCAGCTTGTCTTCAATCCGGCGCAGGTGCATCATCACCTCGTCAAACTTTTTGTCGATGCTGTTGAATTTCTCGTCGCCGAACTCCAGCTTCGTCTCAAGAATTGCTAGGCGGTTGCTGAGTTGCGTCCATACGCCAATGATGGCGAAGATGCCAGCAACAACGGTGAGAAGCGTGTCGATGCCGAATGACATATCCATTAGCTTGGCTTCACTGGCCAAACGATTGCGAATGGATCGGCCTGCGTTGTGATGTCGCGCAACGCTTGGCGGTATGTAGCCCACTCTTCGCTGTTTATTGGGGCGTCGGGCAACTGCGTCCAATCACATGCGGAAAGATACTGATTGCGCTCCGAGCGAATGTTCGCCCATTGGCGCTCAATGTCTTCGGCAGTATGTTCGACAAGCACCCAGACTTGCGTCCAGACGCCGTCCACCAGTTCAATGCTCTGCTCAAGTTTATATGCGCTATCATCGTATGTGGGCTGCTGCGTGGTCACGACCTCATAGACATCGTATTCCGCCAGCGTGTCTGCGGGGATCGTCGAGGGGAAGCTAACCTGTGGATTGTCACGGCGCAACTGTCCGAGGCTGTAGGGTTGAGGCTGGCCATATATGATTTTAATCTGCATGGTAAGTCCTTATGCTGGGCGGAGGGCGAGAGTGACTGCGGCCCAAGAATAGGTAACGCTGTTGGTTCCGCTGAAGGTAAACTGCGCGGGGTTAAACGAGCCTGAAGTCCAAACGTAATAGCCAAGGCCGATAGTTGCGTCGTAGTCGTCGCCTCGCCCAGTGGTAATAAACCCAGTTAAATCAGAACTTGAGTAAGTTTGCGCACCATCGATGTGCGCGCCAACGCCGCCTGAAACAATTACCGCACCTCTGGATGTTGGCGTTATGGCTGGCGGGTTGCAAAGGACAGAGTTAGTTCCGGTAGCCGTTGTCAATGTCACATCCAGTGGGGTAACTGCATCTACGCCACGCCAGACCTGAATAGCCCCAACGCCCGCATCGGAGATGCTACCCGTCCCGCCAGTTATCGTAACATTGAAATCCTT